AACCGATTGGCTGGGAAATTGGGTAACTTGTCCTGTAGCTTCTGCCATTTTCTATTGTATTATTTTACTATTTGATCCTGCGTTGTTATATTTTGAAAACCCAAAATCTATTTTTTTAATCTCGCGTGTACTTTTAGACGCATATAAATGCCTTTGACATGCCATAATAGCTAGTCCCGAGCTTATAGATGCATCAAACTTAGTTCTTTTATTAATATCAAACTTTGACCAGTCTTCAAGCGTTCTTTGAAAGTACATCCTACCACAAACGCCATCTTCTTTAATGCCGACGTGGTTTTCAATATAACTTTCAATTGCAGCTGCGTGAGCTTGTCTTATATCTTCTGAAGAGTTAGGTATACCACCTAATTCTTTTTCTGTTACAGAAAGCTTATTTCTAGACTTATCAGGTCTATTCATTGAATAACCTCTATAGCCTCTTCTTTTAATATGATATAATAATCTAGGTTTATTGTTTTCCGCTAGTATTGGCATTCCATAAAATATCATTGCCATAAGAACATCTTCAAAAAATATTTCAGCAGTTTGTGGTCTAGCTACATATTCTAAAAAGAATTGACTAGATGGTACTTCAGATAACATACTAAATGATGTTAGCCCGTGTAACGCACCATTAGAACCACTACCGTCGGTTGTTCCAGATATATCATAACTATCACAACCAAAAGCTCCTAAGTCTTGATTACCTGGGTATTTAATCCCGTTTTTAACAATTACATTGTTTTGCATACTAACTGGAGGTATCCAAGATAATTTAAATCTTCCAGTTTTATTTGGGTGAAACTCTACTTGAGAATCTTTCACACCGTTTCTCCAACTAAATGACCCACGGGTTACATAACCCTGCATAACCATTTCTTCGTTGAAATCTATTTGTTCATATATTTTATTTAGATTGAATAAAGACTTTTCTATTTCATCTCTAAAGGCGTGTTTCTCATATCTAGGAAACTGTCTGTAGAACTCATTAAGCCCATCATTGTTTCCTTTAAGCCCATCTGCTTCATTCTCCCAATGCTCGATAACTCCGTAACTGATAAGCTCGCCATCGACTCCTTCGACTGGAGTTTCTGGAGTATCAAACACAGGGTATCCATATTTGTCAATGAATCCTTCGTAGTTCCATTCCATAGGTATGAACAAAGCGTATAATCCACTAGCAGTCTGCCCATTGCGATTTCGCTTCGTAACGTTTGAGTCATAGTATAATTTTTTAAAATTCTCACCACCTTTATCTAAAGCATTTGATGTAGAACCCATCATACATTTACCAACTACTTTTGCTCCAAGCCTGAGGCACGTTTTTGTGACCCTCCAGTTGTTGAGTATGTTGTCCGGCTTCTCCCATTTTCCCGATTCGTCGTGAACAAGTAATCTGAGTTTCTCCCCATCGTACGAGTTGTCCCCTGTATTTTTCCAATCGATCGTTGTGTCCAATCCTTTTTGGGTTTCGGTCGAGGCTTCGTTAATGGTACTCCTGGTGAGCCTCCTCGACGGTGTTTTGTACGATAGCTCAGTTTTGGGTCTTTCCATTCCATCCTGTATCGGCTTAAAGAAAAACGGATAATTTGCTGATATTGGTACAACTTTATCTGTGAACATCTTCTTTGCATCTGATCCAGATTTAGATAAAATTCCGAATCTGGAATCCCTTGATACTGTAGCTTGATTAACAACCTCTGAGCTTCCCATGAAGGAAAAACCAGACCGTCTATTCTTGAGGTAGCACATTCCATAACTTCTTGAATCAGCTTTGCACGCTTCCCAGAAATAGTAGAATATCTTGTTTGCCTGCCTAAAGTCCGGTGATCCCACATCAATTTTTGTCCAATTGAGGTAGACATAGTGTGAGCCCGTAATGTAACACGGGGTTTCGTTGCACATGAACCAATAACCATCAGACCTGCGACTAAACTCATTATCGATATAATCGTAGTACTGTTCTTTAAAATCGTCTGGAAGTATTTTAAAATCATATATTGTTTTAATTTTATTTAGCGAAGAAGGCTTTGGTGTTTTTATGAACACCTGTTCTTCTTTATTTAATTCTTGACCAGCAATTTTATCTGGTGCTTGAGGTAATGCAATTCGTAATCCTTGAACTTCATATATTTCACCTATAACACCGGTTTTACTTATAACAACACAATCAATATCTTCGTTATAACCATATTTAAAAGCTTTAGCTTTATTAGTTTTTTTAACGTGCTTAAGATCTAAATGATCTGTAGTTGTTGTGTATAGCATTTGCTTATACATTAGTGCGGCCCTCCACACCAAAGAATTCTCTTTTTTCTTTTTCTCCTTCTTCTTTTATATTAGACAACTCTTCAACTCTATCTAACATTGTGATAGCGTCTTCCATTGCTAATCTATATGCTGAAGCAGATATTTTAACTTTTTCAGGATCTAATTCATCTGGATCCATTTTCTTATTCATAACTTTTATTAATTCGTTTATTGAATTTTCTGTAGCTTTAAGAATAAGTTCTCGTTTCTTTTTTATGTCCATAGTTGATAGTTATGTCTGTTGATAAAATTCTATATAATTTTTTATCATCTATGTTAAATTCATACTCAGAATCTGGAGTAAACCCTACTATATCGCCATAGGACAACCCTAAGGACTCCAAATAGTCATTTGTATATGTAAGCTTTCCTAAGAGTTTTTGTTCACTCTCGGTACTCCATATGTCTTCGTTTTCTAAAGGTTCTACAAAACAGTACATATTTGGGCAGTGCCACTTACCATTTTGCTTGTAAGCAAACAGTTGATCTGGTGCAACTATATATTTATCTTCATCTATATAGCTACCCGAGTTTCTTTCAACTCCTCTTACGTCAAACCATCTTCTAAACACATTATGATGTATAATAACATCATCTCCTGGTTTTATAGGAGTAGTTATATTAATTGGAACATTAACTACAGTTCCGATTCTGTTAACAAACATGTAATCACGTTCAGTAACTTCTGTGTTTAATATAAGTTCTTTGTTATCGATAGACACTTTATTATCGTATCGATTGGTTGTTGATATAATATAATTGTATAGTGATTTCATTTAGTAGTCTAAGTTATATTCTATTGATACAGCCATATTAGCATTAAAATGTTTCCAAGGCAACTGTGCTCCATCTTTTTGAATATATATCTTGTAATTTCCTTTTTCTTCTAGTATGTCACATATTTTGTGACCTCCGTAGACTTCTTGACCCACAGAGTAATGCATTGCCTCGTTTTTGTAATCTTGGCCAATGCTTATCTTTCTAATTAATTTCATTGAATTTATTTTAGTATGTCCAAATAGTTGTGCTTGGTGCTCCAGGGTAACCTATACCTACGTGTACAAAATTACTTTTTCTTGATATACCTATTCTTTTAAAACCACATTTTATTGCAGCGGCAACTAATAAGTATGTAGCTTCGCCTCCAACACATTTAATATCTACAGCCGCTCCGTGAGTATGTTCTCCAGGTTTATCTTTCTTAGCTTCAATTGGATGATCTGGTGACCTATAAGATGAATTTATAATTATAGGAAACCCATACTCTTTTCTAAGAGCATCTAGCATACCTAAAAGTTTAGTATCCATTTTATCTATGTTTCCTTTAAAATCTTCCTCGTCTGTAAAATATTTTAATTTCATATTATTTAAATTTTTTATATATATTGATTGAAGTATAAACTATTGTAAGCACCAACACAAGCGTTTGCAGCGTAGGATTAATATTGTGTGCCATGTCTGAACTAGCAAATAATGCCGTTATATTTAAACCGTATATTTTCAAATCTGTATTTATCATTTATGTTTATTATTTCCGAACACCTTCTCGACTCCTCGTGATCCGAAATAGCCCCCGATAACTATTGTTAATAGTCCCGTTATATCATCTAATGGATAACCCATATACCAACCAGCAACATATGCTATTACTAAAAATATCAATGTTAATGGTCGCACATTAGCTGCAAGCCAGTTTCCTGAACGAGCATCTGCTACCCACCTTCTTGTTGTACCGTCAATTTCAGCTCTTTCAATATCTAATTTTTTAAGAGCAATTTCTTTATCTTCTGGTGACATATCGCTGCCACCGATTATAGCTTGTATTACAGAACCCACAGGTGTATCACCCGCAATGGCTCCAACAACGCT